CCAGCCATGGCGCATGATCAGGACGGTGTGCAGCTTAACGGCGTACTGGTCGCAGGCCTGCTTGGCCACGGCGTACTCGTTATGGTAGCGCCAGTCGCTGACCACCAGAGTCTGGCCCGTCTTCATGCCAATCAGGTTGTGCTCGATTTGCCGGGCAAAGATGTCCTTGTCGCGGCGGCGCATGGCCCGGCCAAACTCGACCAGGAGAGGGCGGTCCACGGCCTTCTCGGCGTCGTCGTGGTAGTCGATGCCAAGCCCGAGGGTGTGGGCCGCAAGCGCCAGGGCATCCTTGAGGGGGTCAGCGTAGGCCACGCGCTTGGCGTCCTTGGCGGCGGCGATGAGGCCCTTGGCAAACGTGTCCTTACCGGCACGGGCGAACCCGCAGATTAGGACGCAGTAGGAGGAAGGCGCCATATTATTAGGGCTTAGTTGTAATGTCTTCGTTGCCGCAAAGCAACCCTTGGGACTCGCTCACGAGCTCGTCGCGGACGCGGTCGGGGGACATGGTCAGCAGGAGGAACTCACGGCGGGCGTTAAGCCGGGCGAGGTCGAGCATCTTGCATTCGATGTCAAGCCGCTCGTTTTGAGTATCTCTGATGTCTTTAAGGCTTTCGGCGATGCTTAGGAGCACCTGGTAATCTTCGGGGTCGAGGGCCATGGTCAGAACGAGTCGGGCGGGGTGAGCGTCAGGCCCTTCTTGGCCCACGTGAGCTTGTACTTGTAGGTGGGCTTGCCGTTGTAGGGCGTGCCCTCGGTGACCTCGACGAGCGTCTCAACGGTCTTGCCGCAGGCCTTCTCGACGTAGGCCAGGTAATCCTCGACGGTCGTGCCGGCGAACTCGCTGGTGAAGGTGCCGGACATTTTGCCGACCATCATGGCCAAGCTCTTGGTGTACTTGGTGCCGTAGGACTGCGAGAGGCAGTGGCCGTCGGCGGTCATGAAGAAGAGCCGGGCCGACATGGTCTGATCGTCCCAGACCCGGACCTTTTCGGGCTTGGGTTTGGAGAGGCGCAGCATGTAGATGCCGTTTTTGGTGATGGTCTGGAGGGGCGGCCGGTCCGCGTTGGGTTGGGTCATGGTGTGGTTGTTTCTGGGTTAGGAGAGTTTCTTGGAAATGTTGTCGCGCAGCGCTTCGTTAGTGATGGTGGGGGTTGACAAAGCAGCAATCACAGCGTCGCGGTCGTAGCGTTTCCCTCGTCGGCCAATCGAAACGAACGGAATACGGCCGGCGACAGTAAGGCGACTTACAGTCTCTTGGCATACTCCGAGGACGTCGGCTATCTCGGCTTGGGTAAGAAGTTTCTTTGTTTCCATGGCTTGTTTTTAGTTAGGAAAAGGACAGGGGGATAGGTTCGCCGGGCTTTTTCCAAGGTTCGACCTTGATGACCTCGGCGGGGTAGGTGGGCCAGGACTCGAACTCGGAGCACTTCTGGAAGGTTGTAATGGCCTCCAGCATTTTCATACCACCGTCGGCAATCAGCTCCTGGTCGAGCTCGAACACGGCGCCTTCAAAGGGGGCTTCCTTCTCGACGGCGATGATGCGGAAGCCGCGGGGGCTCTCGCCAAAGTTAAGTTTCCAAAGATGCATGTACCAAGCGGCCTGCAGTCTGAAATCTGGGTTGCGCTGGATCTCGCGGCCGAAGCCGTACTGCGTGGCCTCTTCTCTGGTGGTCTTCAGGTCGTAGATAAAACCGTCGTCTCCGATGAAGTCGATGGAGCCCTTGAGAGGGGTGCCCATGTAGATGGCCGACAAGGCAATCTCGGCAGCGTATACGCGGATGCCGTGGCTGGACATGACGGCCCGGAGCCCGTCGGCGTAGTGCAGGGCGTTGTCGTACTCGTCGCAGTCGCAGGGGAGGTCATCTGGCTGGAGGGTGGTCTTCCAGTACTCATAGGCGGCCTTGCCTTCCTTGGTGTTCTTCTTCACGTCGGGCTCGGGCTTGTACTTGGCAAACACATCCGGCTGCAGAACGCAGGCGTGGGTGAGGATGCCCTCACGGAGCGCGGCGGTGGCCTTGAGTGGGTTGGCCAGGCGGTGCTTGTACTTAGCCGGCGAGCGCAGGAGCACCTTGGCGTTGGTTTGGTTGAGGTAACTGGTCAGCGCGTCGTAGCCGGTGCGGGTGACGGTGAAGGCCTTGGCGGCGATGGCTTCGATGGTGGGGGGCTTGTATGTCATGTTGTATGTTATGTTGTATGTTATCGGGTGATGGAAAGGGGAGGGGCTGACCGGGGACTATGGAACTTACCCGGATCCAATCGGGCGAACCACGGCCAGCCCCAGATTGTTAGAGGGCTTCGTCGGGGTTGTCGATAGCGTCCTCGATAGAAGACAGCGTCGAGTTGCAGGCCTCGGCCTTCTCGTGCAGGTTCTGCATGGAGACCAAGAGCACCGAGATGTCGGACCGCAGGGCGTTGAGGCGCTCACGCAGCTCGTCGATGTCGTGAATGTCGTCGACCAGGTTCAAGTCAGTGACGGCCAACACGGCGCGGAAGCGGGTCAGGTCTTGGCCGATGCGGTTGATGTCGGTCTGGGTAACAAAGGCGCCGAGGTAGGTCTCGAGCGCGTTGGCCTCGGTCGATAGGCGGGTCAGGTTAGCCAGGGCGGAGTCTTGGGGGCTCATAGAGAGTTGAGGGTGATTTCCTTGATGTCGCCGGGTGACTTGACAAAGTACCGGACCTGAGAGCGCTTGAGAGAAGGCAGAGTGTGGACGCGCCAAGCGCGCATGGTGGTCTCGAGGCCCTTGGCCGTTGCGGCGGTGCACTCCCAGTAGCCTTCACCGTCCAGCAGGATCAGGAGCCCGTAGAGATAAATGGTGTCCTTCTCTGCAAGTCGCTCGATGGCCTTGGGGATGTCAGCCATGGCGGCGCTTCTCCTGCCAGATGGTGCAGGCCTCGATAATGTCCTCGGGTTTAACCTGCGCGGCGTGGCGGACCACGTACCAGATGTTGTCGCCGGCCTCACGCATTTGCTCGTTACGCTCCTCGAGCTGCTTGATGCGGGCCTTGGCGGCGTCGAGCTCGTTGATGCGCTCCAGGTTCTTCATGGCCTCGCCAATCGGGTCGAAGGGCTGGCCGCCGGGGGTGAGGAAGTCGTTACCCATTTTAGAGTTTGTCGTTTTCAATGATGGTATGCACCGGGCCAGCCCAGGCGACCTTTGAGGTACCGTCCTTTTGGAAGACGCGGATGACCACATAAAAGCCTCCATCGACTCGCTCGCAGACGCAGACAGTCTCTTCCTTAGCCATTGGACGCCTCCTTCTGGACGGCCGCGTTGAAGGCCGGGTTGTTGGCGATGGCGGCGAAGTGCTCACCGGACAGGTCGGCCAGCCCTTGGCCTTCCTTGAGCCAGCCCTTGCGGATCAGGACACGGCAAGCGGCGTCGGGGTGGTTGGTGTAGTCGCTGGCGGCGCTCTTCTGGGGGGTCTGGCTGGCCTTCTGGGGCGAGATGATGGACTGCGAAGGGGTGAGGCCGTTTCCATCTAGGTCGGCGTCTACAGACACGCAACAGGCCGTCTGGACTGACTGCCGGCGGATGTAGGTCAGGGCGGAGCCAATCTGCTGCGGGCTCATGCCGTCGGCCCGGATGAAGAGCATGCCACCGGGGAAGACGGTGCCGTCGCGGTGACGGAAGGAGGTCTGCACGCCGATCCGGCCGTCGGCGGTCGTGTCGACAACCTGGCACAAGGCGAGATTATTGGCGGCCAGCACGGGCTTCACGGCGTCGAGCAGCTGGTCAAGGGTCACGTACTTGGAGCCCTTGAAGGCCGGGTTGCTTTTGTTGGCGCTGACATTCTCCAGCGCGTTGAGGGCGGTGACGAAGTCCGCGTTGGCGTCAGTGGGGTTGGTGGCTTGTTTCATGGGTACGGGAAAGGTTACTGCTTGGCGAGGTCGTCGATGGTCTTTTGCGTCAGGACCTGCAAGCGGCCGCCAAGGTTCAAAGACCAGTAGTTGATGTTACCCTTGCGGCGGGGCTTCAGGAGCCGGGCAACGGTGCCGTCGTGCAGGATGATGTAGGACGAGCCCTTGATTGACGCGGGGGGCCAGACCAGGGACTTGGTGATTTGTTTTTCGGGAGGGATGTCGGACATGGTGGAAAGTTAGTTGATGGCGCCACGGCGGGCGGCGTCGAGGATGAGCAGGGCGTCGGCGTTGGCCAGAGTCACCTTGATGCCGGGCACCGAACCATACAGCTCGCCGGCGCGGGCCTTTAGTTTGTTCTTCCAAGCGGTAGTGGTCAGGTCGCCCTTAGTGCCTACCGGGTGGGCCTTCTGCCAGATCGCGGGACGGACCCGGTGAACCTCCCACCCGCAAGCCACGGCAGCGCCGTAGAGCACGCCAGTGTTCCACATCAGTTTGCCAATGGCCGAACCGGGAATGTTCTTGCCGGCGTAAAGCGGGGGCTCCTCGAGGTACAGCACGACCGTGTTGGCCTGCGTCGAGATGGTAGCCACTAGCTTGCAGACGTCCCAGTCGGTGGCCGGCATGTTGTACGACGATAAGCCGAGGTGGTCGTGGAACGTCACGATGGCACCAGAAACGCCGGGATCTACGGCGACGAGCAGGGGCTTGTTCATTTTGTGCGGGTCACCTTTGCCAAACGGGCGGCGACGACTCTGGTGATGGTCGGGCAGCGAGAGAGGTCAAACCCTTTTGCGCGGAAGCCCGCAAAGCCTAGTTGGTGCGCCGCGTAAAGCTCGCCAATGGTAGGCGGTCGGCCAAGGGCGGCGCGTAGGCGGTCCTCGTTTAGAGTTAGCCAGGAGATGGCGTAGGTGTAGCCGGCCTCGAGGTCGTGCGCTAGGGAATAGGGGTAGACGGCCAGCCCGTGAGCCCGGCGCCAGACGGAGGTGTCGGCCCACGCGGCTGGAAAGAACTGGCATAGGCCACGCTCACCGAGACGGCCAACGGCAGCGGGGTTGCCGGCAGACTCGACGCGGATGATGGCGTCAACCTGGGCAGGGGTCACGGCGGACAGCCAGGTGGCCGACGCGAGGATCAGGAGAAGCGGGCGCATCAGTTGCCGGTCGGGTGGAGGGAGCCGGTAAAGAGCTCGCCGTCCTTGTCGCGGTAAGACCACTTGAGCAGCGCACGGCCAGAGGGAGATAGGTGGGCGTAGATGTCGACGTCGGTGCAGCCAAAGAAGACCAGCATCTGCTCTGCGGCGTTGGCCTCAATAGTCACCTGCTCGTTGGCGTACTTGGGGGTCCAGTCGCCCTGCAGGACGCGGTCGCGGGTGTAGCCGATGGTGCGGATCAGGGTCTGGAGCTCCTGCGAGGGAGAGCCTAGGTTGCTCATAGGATGCCCTCCATTGACAGCGCAATCTCAAGGGTGTGCTGCTGGGTCTCGTTAATCCGGCGGGTCTTCATCAGCTGCAGGGCGGCCTGATACGCGATAAGGGCGATGATGTGCTGATCGTTGGCGTCGTCGTGGTCCTCGGTGTAGGCCTCGGGGTCGAC